AGCAGCGACATATCTTGGATTACCTTTAGATGTTTATGTAACTGGTGGTACGTACTCAAACGGTATTTTAACTTTCACAAATAATAGTGGCGGAACATTTAATGTTATTGGTTTAAACACAGGAACAACAATAAACTTAAGTGGTGGTACTGGTATTTCTGTAAGTGGAACAAGCCCAAACTTTATAGTTGAAAACACATTACCAGACCAAATTGTAAATTTAAGTGGTGGGACTAATATAAATGTAACTGGCACGTACCCAAACTTTGGAATTGAATTTACTGGGGTTGCGTCTAGTTCTTTTACTGGTGGGACCGTTACTGGTGATACAATTTTTACTCAAGGAGTTACCGCAACAACAATTAGTGCTACAACATATCAAAATTTACCATTAGATGTTTATGTAACTGGAGGTACATATTCAAATGGAGCAATTGTATTTACAAATAATAGTGGTAGTACATTTAATGTTACCGGTCTTTATACCGGTCAAACAAGTTATGTAAACTCATTAACAACTGGTGTTGGCTTATCAGCCGATACAACAACTGGTAATATAACAATTATAAATACAGATCCGGACCAAACTGTAACATTAAGTGGTGGAACCGGAATATTAACCGGGGGAACATATCCTAATTTTACAATAGAAAATAGTTTACCAGACCAAACAGTTGTTTTAAATAATGGGTCAAACATTAGTGTTACCGGAACATACCCAAACTTTACAATTGATGTTACCGGTCTTACGGATAATGATATATACGTTACTGGTTTTACATATGATAATAATAACACTTTTACTATAAGTCAAAATTCTGGTACACCTTTAACTGCAACAATAAATGTTGTATCAGGTTTAACAGTTAATGGTGATTTAATTATTACTGGAAATACAACTTTAAATACTTTATCAGCAACAACAATTGGTAGTAGTGGTGATTGTGTTAATGACATTTATGTGTCAAACATTCATTCTTGTTCACCGTTAAATATAAATCCATTAGACGAAGGTAATGTATATTTTGGATCAACAAGTGGTGTTACAATTGATTTAACTAATACAAGAATTGGTATTGGAACAATAAGTCCTCAAGCTAAACTACACGTAAGTGGTGATACATTAATTAGTGGTAACACTTCTACCGATATGTTACGTATAACCCAAACTGGAACAGGAAACGCGTTTGTTGTTGAAGATTCAACAAATCCTGATACAACACCTTTCATAATAAATTCTGCGGGTACTACAAATATAGGTTCAACTAACGTTTATACCGACTCAACAAATTTAGCGGCAAAATTACAAGTATCTAATGGAGTGTTTGGTGGGTCATTGTCAGGATTAGCATCAAGTACAACGGCAATTATACAAGCTAATACAACAAACTCTTTAGGTTTATTATCGCCAAACGCAAATACATCAACATTATATTTAGGCACACCATCAGATGTTTATGGGTCAATAATGCAATGGCAATACACAAATAAAAGACTTTATTTTGGTACTCAATCAAGTAATAGTCAAATAAGATTTACAACTGGTGCTGGGACTGAGAGAGTTATTTTTGATGAGAATGGTAATGTGGGTATTGGTACATTATCCCCAACTGAAAAACTACAAGTATCTGGTAACGCGTTAATATCAGGAAATTTAACTGCAACAACAATTAGTGCTACAACATATCAAAATTTACCAACAGATATTAGAGTTACTGGTGCTACATACTCAAATAATAATTTTACATTCACAAATAATACTGGTGGTACTTTTAATGTGTCATTTAATAGTGTAACAGGATTAACTGTTAATGGAAATTTAACTGTTACTGGTAATACAAATGTTAGAGCGGTAACAGGAACAACAGCATTATTTTCGGGTTCCGGACAAAATATTTTAACAGTAATTGGTTCTGGTAATACAACATCATCACCATTATTTACAGTTCAAGGATCAAGTGGTGAATTATTTAGTGTTACAGATAGTTTAGTTGGTTCATTATATAGTGTTAATGATATATCCGGATTACCAATTTTGGAAGTATTTTCAGATAATACAATATTGATGGGGTCATATCAAGCACCATCATTAAATACAACAACAAAAGTTACAGCTACAACTGGAACAACAAATGTATACTCAATACCAACAAGTGCCTATACCGGAGCTTTCTTTGATTACATAGTAAGTGATGGTACAAATTTAAGAGCTGGAAATATTATGTCCATATGGAGTGGTTCATCAGTTAATTATACAGAAACACAAACAACAGATTTTGGTAATACATCTGGATTAACATTTAATATGGTTGTATCAAGTGGTAATGCAATTTTAAGAACTTCTGGTGTAACTGGTAACTGGACTGTTAAAACAATTGTAAGGAGTATATAAAAATGGCACATAATTATTCACCTAAAATAATAACTGAAGGTCTTGTATTATATCTTGATGGTGCAAATACTCGTTCATATCTTGGTAGTGGTACTGCTTGGGTGGATTTATCTCGCGGTGGAAATAATGGTACATTAACTAATGGCCCTACGTTTAATAGTGGAAATGGTGGAAATATTTTATTTGATGGTACGGATGATTATGTTAATATTGGCACTCAAGATTTAGGAATAACAAGAGATTTTACAATAAGTTTCTGGGCAAACATAACAAAAAATGGTGTTGTTGAAATATTTAATAAAGGGTATAATATCCCGGATTATGGAATTTATTTAGCTAAAGTAACGTCAAATAAATTAACATTACAATCTTACCCATTTTTAAATCTAGATACTATTTCTACTGTATCATCTGGTATTACATACTATACAGCGGTTAGAAGTAATACAAATTGTTATTGGTATATAAATGGGGTACAAGACAATAGTACCGTTATTGTTTCTACAAATATAAATCAATCTAATTTAAAACAATGGAGAATAGGTAGTAATTTTGATGTGGTAAGACCAACTTTTGGTGGTAATATATATTCTTTTAGTGTATATAATAAAGGTTTAACACAAACTGAAGTTTTACAAAACTATAACACAACTAAATCAAGATTTGGACTATAATGGCTGGAAGAGTATCATATTACGGAAACATAGTAAAAGATGGTTTAGTGTTAGATTTAGATGCTGCTAAGTTACAATCATACCCAAGAACCGGAACATTATGGAATGATATAAGTGGATTTCAAAATAACGGCACATTAACTAATGGACCGACATTTAATAGTGTAAATGGCGGTAGCATTGTTTTTGATGGGACAAATGATTATGTGGATTGTGGTAACGGATCCTCAACTATGTTAACAACTAATGGAACATTATCTGTTTGGTGTAAAATTAACACATATACAGGGACAACACCATATTGGAGTATTGTTGGTAGGGGCGGTGAGGCCGGTTTTGATACTAATGGTTATACCATTTGGTATTGGAATGAGTTTGGTAGGATATCGGGAACCATTGCAAATAGATCACCCATTGAAAGATTAAGTATAACAAATAGTTTTGGTACATCAGGTTCGGTAGGTAATAATATTACTAATTTTACAATGACTTGGGATATGACAAGTCTTAAAATATTTACTAATGGAGTTTTAATTTCAACTAACTTATATTCTTTTGGTGCTGGTGACACTACATCAACTTCTTTTTTTGTCGGTAAGGGACCTCTTAATCGTTACGCACCCGTCAATGTATATCAAACATTGGTCTACAATAGAACATTATCTAACGCCGAAGTTTTACAAAACTATAATGCAACTAAAGGAAGATATTTATAATATATGGAAACACAAGATTACGAACAAAGACAATTTATGATATTTAATGTATCAGAATTAACTAACATTGATTTTTCACAAGTATTAGAAACATCAATTGACACAGTTAGAAAAAGTATTGACGAAACTAAAACATTTGTAAAATGGGATGGTGATACAATTCCGTCAAGTGTTGATAGTTTAACAACAAAAGAAGGTCCTTATACCTATCAAGAAATTATTGATATTTTAAATACACCAGAGTGGACATCAAATGAAATGATATGAGTACGGTACAAGGAGGTTGGCGAGGACCAAACATTACAAAGGATGGTTTATTAATATATCTGGACCCAAGTTCACCAAATTCGTACTATCAATTACAAGGAGGAACAACCTTAAAAGATATTTCTGGCGGTGGAAGAAATGGTTCATTAGTTAATACTCCAACATTTAGTACGACGGTTGGTGGTATGTTTACATTTAATGGTACAAATCAATACATTAATTGTGGTAACTCAGCTGCCTTACAAATTACTCAAGGAACAATTAGTGCTTGGGTTAGAGCTACAAGTGGTAATAGTAGTTTTAGGGGTATTGTTGTAAAACAAAATGCTTGGGGACTTTTTTTAAATAGTAATGTATTAATTGCTTTTGATTGGGGTAACTATTATGCTAGTGGATTTGATATAAATCAAGGAATTAGAAGTACCGGAATAAATCTTGGAACAAATACTTGGACAAATGTTACAATGACCTTCTCCCAAACAGTAGGTGTTGCAACACCAGGACCACCAAATAATAATGTGATTATTTATGTAAACGGTTTACCAGTATTAACAACAACAACTTTACACCTTGATCACACAGCACCAATCCAACTTGCTTGGGCTAATTTTGCTGGACAATATTTAATAGGTGATATTGCACAAGGATTGGTATATACCAAAGTTTTAACAGCAACAGAAGTTTTACAAAACTTTAATGCAACTAAATCAAGATTTGGTTTGTAGTATACTTATCAATATGTCACATCAACTAACAATATCTGGAACTACTGGTACGCCACCATACGATGTGTATGTTTGTGATATTACAAACACTTATTGTTATTTAGTTTCTGGTGGAACATACATATCCGTATATACCTTTGAGGTCCCACAACCATTAAATAACGTTGGTTCACTACTTGTAAAACTTATCGATTCAAACAGTTGTGAAATATTTAATTTTTATGAGTGTTAGTTATTTTTAACTAACTATGACAATATTTGTACAAATCGCATCTTATAGAGACCCCCAGTTTATACCAACAATTAAAGATATGTTGGATAAAGCAAAATACCCAGAAAATTTAAGATTAGGTATTGCTAGACAATTTCACCCAGATGATAAGTTTGATGATTTAAGTGAATATGAAAATGATGAACGTTTTAGAATTTTAAATATCCCTTACACAGAATCAACAGGAGTTTGTTGGGCAAGACATCAAGTACAACAGTTATATAGTGGTGAAACATATACATTACAGTTGGATTCACATATGCGTTTTGAAAAAAACTGGGATGAAGAGTTAATTAATATGTTAGTTGACTTACAAATTGACGGTTATCAAAAACCGTTATTGACTGGTTATGTGTCGTCTTTTGATCCAGAGAATGACCCAGAAGGTAGAGTAACAGAACCGTGGAGAATGGTATTTGATAGATTTACACCAGAAGGTGTTGTTTTCTTTTTACCAGAAGTAATACCAGGATGGCAAGAATTACAAAAACCAATTCCCTCAAGATTTTATTCGGCACACTTTTGTTTTACATTAGGTGAGTTTTCAGTTGAGGTCCAACACGACCCGGAATATTATTTTCACGGAGAAGAAATATCAATTGCTGTTCGAGCTTATACACACGGATATGATTTATTCCATCCACATAAAATTGTAATTTATCACGAATACACAAGAAAGAATAGAACAAAACAGTGGGATGATAATAAAGAATGGTGGAAAAAAAATAATTCATCACACGAAAAAAATAGAAAAGTTTTAGGGGTTGATGGTGAAAAATATAAAGGTAAATTAAAATATGGTTTTGGGAAAATTAGAACAATCAAAGACTATGAAAAATATGCAGGAATTAGATTTAAAAATAGATCTGTACAACAATATACAATAGATAAAAATTACCCACCAAATCCACATAACTTTAAAAATGAAAAGGAATGGGAAGAATCTTTTTTACAAATTTTTAAACATTGTATTGATTTACCACTAGATAAAATCCCATATGGTGATTATGAATTTTTTGTTGTTGCATTTCATGATAAAAATGATGAAACGTTGTATAGAAGAGATGCACAACCAGATGAAATTAAAACCATAAAAAGTGATCCAGATGGTTATGGAAAGATATGGCGAGAATTTAACACAAAAGAAAAACCAAAATATTGGGTTGTGTGGCCATATTCAAAATCAAAAGGATGGTGTGATAGATTAGTTGGTGATTTATGATTACGTTAGTAACCGGTCTTTGGGATATTGGTAGAGGATCCTTAAATGAAGGATGGAATAGATCTTTTAACTATTATTTAGAAAAATTTAATGAATTATTAAAAATTGATTGTAACTTAATTATTTTTGGTGATGACAACCTTGAGACTTTTGTTAAAGAAAGAAGGAATATGTCAAAAACAAAATTTATTAAAAGAAGTTTAGATTGGTTTAAAAATAATGAATTTTATAATAAAATACAAGAAATAAGAACTAACCCCGATTGGTATAATCAAGTTGGTTGGTTAAAAGAATCCACACAAGCGAGATTAGAATTTTATAATCCACTTGTTATGTCTAAAATGTTTTTATTACACGACGCATTACTTTTGGACCCATTTAACTCCGAAAAATTGTATTGGATTGATGCTGGAATATCAAACACAGTTAATATCGGTTATTTTACACACGACAATGTTTTAGAAAAAATTGATAACTTATTTGATAAGTTTTCTTTTATTGTTTTTCCATATGAAGCAAACACAGAAGTTCACGGATTCAATCATTCAAAAATGTGTGATTACGCAAAAGAAAAAACTGAATTTGTTGCAAGAGGTGGATTTTTTGGTGGCACCAAAGAAACAATAAAAGAAATGAATAGTTTATATTATTTTCTTTTAAAAGACACATTAAAAAATAACTTAATGGGTACCGAAGAAAGTATATTCACAATTATGACTTATTTGCATCCGTCTCTAATTGATTATACTAAAATAAACTCCGATGGTCTTTTATACAAATTTTTTGAAGACGTAAAAAATAATAATGTTATTATTGAGACAAACCAAAAAATAATAAAACAAAATTATGGTTCCGGAGTTGGTTTGTATGTTATTACATTTAATTCGCCAAATCAATTTGAAACTCTGATTAAATCAATGTTGGGTTATGATCCAGACTTTATTTATAAAACAAAAAAGTTTCTATTAAATAATTCAACCGATTATAATACAACACCTAGGTATTTGGAGTTATGTGAAAAATACGGTTTTGAACATATAAAGAAAAATAACATTGGTATTACTGGTGGTAGACAATTTATTGCGGAACATTTTAATGAACAAGAAGATTTAGGTTATTATTACTTTTTTGAGGATGATATGTTTTTTACTAACCCAAATTCTGGAGTTTGTAAAAACGGTTTTAATCGAAACGTTAATAATTTATTTTCAAATTCTTTAACAATATTGAAAAAAGAAAATTTTGATTTTTTAAAATTAAACTTCACAGAATTTTTTGGTAGTAATAATACACAGTGGGCTTGGTATAATGTCCCACAAGACTTTAGAGAAAAACATTGGTCAAATAAACCAAGCTTACCAAGTGAAGGTTATGATCCGGATGCACCAAAAACAAATTTTAAAAATATAAATTCATATAATGGAATCCCATACACAAATGGTGAAATATATTTATGTAATTGGCCGATATTATTATCAAAAGAAGGAAATTACAAGTGTTATTTAAAACAAAAATTTCAATTTCCATACGAACAAACTTTGATGTCATACAATTTCCAAGAAACAATAAAGGGAAATTTAAATCCTGGATTACTTTTAATTACACCAACTGAACATAATAGATTTGAATTTTATGACGCTTCATTAAGAAAAGAATGTTGATTGGTATATTTATAGTAAAAACTATTGATGGAATTTTTTATTAAAAAAAATGCCACACTTCCTCTTTTAAAAATGCAAGTCGTAAAAGACGGGAGAAGTGACTATAATAATATGATGGATCTTATTGAGGAATCTTCAATCTTCTTTTCGATGGTTGATGTTGAAACTGGGATTCCAAGAATAAGTACAAGACCAGCGGGTTATGTAAATAAAATATTACTAGACCCAAATGCGGAACCTGAATATTATGTATACTACCAATTTTCAAATTTTGATACAAGAAAAGTCGGTAGATATGAAGGTCAATTTTTATTTGTTAATGACCAAGGTACTTTAATTTTACCAATAAGGGATAAGTTATTTATTAATATCCAAGAAAGTTTTATTGGTGATGGTTTGACATACGATAATAATTGTTATGTGATTGATTATCCTTGTTGTAATCCTTCACCACCAGTTACTGCAACAACAACTACAATTTGTTATGTACCACCAACACCAACACCTTCACCAATTCCATTAGTAATAACATTAACAACAGTTGTAACTCCTGGTTCAATCGTTATTGATTATTACTTAACAGCAAATAAAGTTGTTGACCAAAATGTTGATTTATTTTTTGACCACGTTTTAGGTGTTTATACCGGAAGTCCAATAACAATATCAACTGGTGTTACAATAAATCAAGGTGGAACAACTGGAACAACACAAGTTATATTACCAGATAATTTTGATAATTTAACAAGAAATGATCAATACCAAAATGTAACAACAATTCCTAGTGGAATAACATATATAATTTCTGGAGACACATTCCCAGTAACACCAACCCCAACACCGAGTCCAACTCCAACACCGAGTCCAACTCCGGAAATAATACAAAATGCAATTCTAACAAATAATAATGAGTATATTGGTATTGGGACAAATGAGTATTTAAGTTATGTTGATGTAACTTATTTTGTTGAGACAAATATTCAAAGCGGGTCAACAATTACAACTTTTTCAGTAACCGGTTCGACACCATATAGTAGTGATGTGATTATACCTTTAAGTGTTGTATTAGATTTAACAACCGGTGGTACAATAACAATAAGTGATTCTGTAACAATACCACAAGGTGAAATAGTTGGTACTAAAACAAATACAAACCCATTAAACTATAATAGTTTAAATAAAAATGCGGAATTAAGAATACAACAACCAAATAATACATTTGTTAATTGTTTATTTTTAGCTTACCCAATAAATTTTGAATAATAAAAAGTATTTATAAATAAAAAATAATATGGCAACTTTAACAGGAAAAACAATTGGTGAATTAACACTTCTAACTGGAATTACAAATAATACATTATTTCCGGTAGAATATAATTTAACAACATATCATATTCCATACTCCGGTATTAGTAATTTCCTAACCGGAGGTACCTATTCAAATGGTTCAATAACATTTACAAATAATCAAGGAAGTAGTTTTGTTGTATCTGGTTTATACACTGGATCAACAGATTTTTATGTTACTGGTGGTACATACTCAAATGGTACAATTACTTTAGACAGACAAAATGGTTCTGTATCAATTACTGGTTTATATACTGGTTCTACCGATGTATTTGTTACTGGTGGTACCTATGATAACACAACTGGTACATTAACTCTAGAAGATAATAACGGAACGTCATTTGGTGTAACTGGATTTACAACTGGTGGTACTGGGACTTCTTTATATGAAGTTGGTTCTGGAACTGACTCAACACAAAGGGTTGGTGTTAACTCGGCAGCATTAGGTAATATTTCAATTATTGCTGGAGGTTCTGGAAATACCGCAAGTGGTTATGTTTCAGTTATTAGTGGTGGTATACTTAACACATCGTTAGGTGACTGTTCTGTTATTGGTGGTGGTTCTTGTAATACATCCGGAATTAATGGTATTGTTGATTCGATATATAACCAAACTTTTACCGGTAATATTCCATCTAGTGGTTTTTATGGTTCATTTTCACCATCATCAACACTTTCTGGTCTTGGTACTGGTTCAACTTTTTCTTTTTACTTTTCATCTCCAACAACTTTAAGTAATGTTTATATTGGTAATCAAGGTAGTGGATATGTTAGTGGTGACACTTTAACATTTAACGGAACAATATTTGGTGGTGCTGTACCACAAGATAATGTTACACTACAAATCACAACAACAAATGGCGGTTCAAACATTGTTGTTGGTGGTGGTTGTAGAAATACAGCAAATAGAAACTCATCAACAATCAGTGGTGGGATTTTAAATAAAAGTAACGCAAACTGCTCAACAATCGGTGGCGGTTGTTGTAATATTATCACAAAAGACTCTTGTTACTCAACAATTAGTGGTGGTAGAAGAAATACTGGATACGGTTGTTACGGAGTAATTAGTGGTGGTCGTTGTAACGAAGCTGGTGCTTACGGTACAATAACTGGAACATATAATCAAGTATATACTGGTGGTACCTTAAACGGAACTTTTTCTGGTGGGTACGGCCCAACATCAACAACATCTGTTTATGGTGATGATGCCTTATTTGGTTTTGTCTTTAATTCTGGAACTTTATCTAGTGTTAAAATTGTTAATGGTGGTAATCTATATAGTGGAAATGATACTTTATTTTTTAATGGTAATATATTTCCTGGTGGAACAACTGGTATTGATGATGTAACATTTCAAGTTAGTACATCAATAAATAACTATGCAACAGTAGCTGGTGGATGTTGTAATACTGCATCTGGTGAATACTCAACAATTAGTGGTGGGTATGAAAATACAGTATCCGGTGATTATTCAACTATTGGTGGGGGTTCTTGTAACACAATTAATACTAATTCGTGCTATTCAACTATTGGTGGTGGTGACGATAATACAATCCTTCAAGGTGATGTTGCAACAATTAGTGGTGGTGAAAATAATACGATAAGTGGTGATTATTCATTTATTGGCGGTGGTTATGATAATATAATAACAAGTTCTTGTGCTACAATTAGTGGTGGATTTAACAATACCGCTAGTGGTTACAATTCATTTATTGGTGGTGGAGAAAATAACGTTTCTGGGCGAAATAATTTTGTTGACGGAATAAATAGTTCTGTATATACTGGTGGTACTTTGAATAATACTTACGGTGGTATCTCACCAACATCAACATCAAGTGGTACTGGGTCTGGAGCATTATTTAGTTTTGATTTTGTTCTTGGTGTATTACAAACCATCCAAATACAAAACGGAGGTTCTGGTTATTCTAATGGTGAAACACTATATTTTAACGGTGGATTATTTGGTGGTGGTTCATCTCCTTTAGATGATGTTTGGTTAAACATCAATACAAACAATAGTACACATACAACAATAAGTGGTGGTCGTCAAAATACATCAAGTAATTTTTATTCAACAGTAAGTGGTGGTAGACAAAATACAGCAAGTGGAAATTCTTCAACCGTAAGTGGTGGTCTTGAAAATACAGCAAGTTGTTTTGGATCAACAGTAAGTGGTGGTGTCCTTAACACATCAAGTAACAATTATTCAACAATAAGTGGTGGATTTAGAAACACATCAAGTGGTTATAATTCAACCGTAAGTGGTGGTTATCGTAACACATCAAGTAATTATTTTTCAACCGTAAGTGGTGGTCGTAATAATGTTTCCGAAAACCAATTTGATACAATTGGTGGTGGGTGTTGTAATACAACAATATTAAGTGGTGGCGCAACGGGTGCTGCAACAATAAGTGGTGGTGAGTGTAACACATCAGGAAATTACTACACATTTAATGGTGGTGGTTGTAGAAACGTTACACTAGGTGAATTTTCAACAATAGGAGGTGGATTAGGAAATACAAATTATGGTGGTTTTGTAACCTCAATTAGTTTTAATTCTGGTAGTTTATCTGGAATCACAGATAACACATATACAGTTAATCCAACTAGTTTAGTTGGTTATGGTTCAAACTTACAATTTAGTTTTGATGTTAGTGGTGGTGTTGTTAGTAACATTATAATCATAAATCCAGGTGTAAGATATGAACAAGGAGAACAAGTTTTAGTTTCTGGTAATACTATTGGTGGTTCATCACCAGCAAATGATTTAACCTTTAATTTAGATGATGTTGTAACTTCAGAATTTTCTTTTATTGGTGGTGGTGGGTGTAACACCTCAATAGGTTTTGCATCATCAATTCTTGGTGGGCTTTCTAATACTGCAAGTGGTGATTACTCAACAGTTGGTGGTGGTGGATCATCATCTGGATATAATGGAAATTTAGCATTAGGTGATTATTCTGTAATTGGTGGTGGTAATCAAAACACATCTCAAAATGATTTTGCGGCAGTTTTTGCTGGTTCTGGTAACACTTCGTCAGGTTATTATAGCATTATTGGTGGTGGAATAAGAAATACAAATACAAACGATCTTGGTTTTCTTGGTGGTGGTTTTTGTAATACATCAAGTGGTTATGATGGAGTACTTGGTGGTGGTGGATGTAATACATTAAATAATTTACTTGGTGGTGTAATTGCCGGTGGTAGATTAAATACTGTTGTTGGTATATTCACAAACACAATTGGGGGTGGTTTTGGAAATAACGTATCTACATTTGGTGCTGCAACAATTAGCGGTGGATATTTTAATACAACAAATAGTGACTACTCAACAATAGGTGGTGGTTCATCAAATACTATAGATTCAATAACAACACAATCTGGCTATTATGTTCTTGGGTCAACAATAGGTGGGGGTTCTTTTAATACAATTTCATCATATAGTTCATATTACGATTCTAATGGTAACACAATTGCCGGAGGAAATGGTAATACAACAGTATCATCTTATTATAATGGACAAACAATTGGTGGAGGTAGTAGGAACATTACATTTAATGATTATACAACAGTTAGTGGTGGTTTTAACAATACATCAAGTGGTTGTTTTTCAACCGTAAGTGGTGGTCGTCAAAATACAGCAAGTTGTAATTATTCAAATGTAAGTGGTGGTCGTCAAAATACATCAAGTGGATATCTTTCAACCGTAAGTGGTGGTCGTTTAAACATATCAAGTGATAATTCTTCAACCGTAAGTGGTGGTTATTGTAACACATCAAGTAATTTGTATTCAACAGTAAGTGGGGGACGTAGAAACACATCAAGTGGTCAATATTCAACAATAAGTGGTGGGTACCGTAACCTATCATTAAATGATGGATCATTTATAGGTGGTGGTTTTTGTAACACATCAAGTGGTCAATATTCAACAATAAGTGGTGGTTATTATAACACCGCTAACGGTAATAATTCATTAGTTTCAGGAGGATTTTCAAATATAATACTTACATCAACAATTTCTAATTATATTAATTACGGATCGGTAATTGCTGGTGGTAATAATAACTTTATTACTTGTATGGACACAAATAGCGCATATTGTATATATGGTCAAACTATTGGTGGTGGTTCTTTTAATACAATATCTAATTATTATGTGGGTGGAACTAATAATATAAACTCTAGCACTATTGCGGGTGGTAATTGTAATTTGATTAATAGTGGTATTGGTGGTAATGTTATTAGTGGAGGTATTAATAACACATCAAGTGGTCAATATTCAACCGTAAGTGGTGGTTTTTGTAACACGTCAAGTGGTTCTAATTCAACCGTAAGTGGTGGTGGTGAAAACACATCAAGTGGTGGTGATTCAACTATTGGAGGTGGTCGTAATAACATAACATTGTGTAATTTCGCAACTGTAAGTGGTGGTTATCGTAACACATCAAATAGTTGTTGTGGTTCAGTTGGAGGAGGTTCTTGGAACACAATTAGTGGTGCTAGATCCGTTATTGCTGGAGGTGGGGGTTCTTGTGCCGCATTAGGAAATAGAGCAATATGTGATTTTACCTCAGTACTCGGTGGTTCCGCAAATTTAGCTTGTTGTTCTTATGCTACTGTCGGTGGTGGTTTTTGTAACACATCAATTGGGACTCGTTCAACCGTAAGTGGTGGATATCGTAACACAGTAATAAATGGTTGTTCTGCAATACTTGGGGGTCAATGTAATACAACCCAACACGATTGTTCATTTATAGTTGGTAGTGGAATATGTAGTACTGCCGCAAACACAACTCACGTAAACTGTCTACACTTTAGTAATATACCAACAAGTTCAGCAGGTCTTGCACCAGGAACAGTATGGAATAATGGTGGTGTACTAAACATAGCATAAAATTAAATAAATTTAAAATGAAAAAAGTATTTAAAGATTTTTTAAACAAATATTATAAAGAAAGTTTAGTCAGAAAAAAAGATAAAAATCAAAAAGATTTTGGGTCAAAAGTTAATGATTGTATAGTACAAGTCTACAATAAACATTCTGATAAACAAATAACAAGTAAAGACGTTATTTTACCGTCAGGTTGTTACTCAATGATGTTAGAAACTGAAGATGAAAATGTATTTACAAAATGTTTGTCTGTTTTACCAAATGTGAACGATATAATTGTGAGTCAAATTAAATCTTGTATAAAAGGTCAAAACGTTACTTGTATTAATGGTGTTGGTTTCACAATAGAAAAAGCAGGTGATATGACATATACGGATTGTTGTGGTCAAACTAATACAAATTTTTACAATGAAAATAAATATTTTCTTGATATTTGTATAAAGAGTGATTCACTTTTACCTTATGATAAAAAAGGTAGACCGGCTAGCATTGTTAATATAGAATATGGTAACCAAAAATGTATTTGTAATAGTAAACAATAAATCAAAAATAAAAACAAAAATGGAAATTAAATTATTATTTAAGTATGAAGAACCAAAAACAATTGGTGAACACAAGGTAATTGCAATCAGACAAGTACCAAGAGGAATTAGATTTAGAACTGAAAATGGACCAGTCCTTAAAGAAGTTGCATTTAAAGAAACTTGGACCGAAGAAGAATTGCACGCATTATTATTAAATTAATAAATTAAAGCCCTCCCCAAAATAAAGGAGGGTTTTTTATTTGACATTAGTTGGTTAAATCAATATATTTATTTAGGTAAGGTAAATTTCGTAAACTACGAAAGCAAATAAACCACTCAAAAAAAATATATTTATGATTACAGCAGAGGAAATTAAATCCTTTCTGGAAGGGAATGATCCAGAAGAACACATTGTGGCGATAGAATTTGACTATCAAAAAGACCACATTTATAAAATCAAAGAAGTACCGGGAAAAGGAAAATCAATCGTTAGGGATAGTCTAATTGCATTTGCGTGGGTTGGTGACCTACGTGGTCTTAATTTTTATCAAGGATCAAAAGCTTTACAAAAAGAAGCGATGTCTAAATACGGTATCGTAATTGAAAAATTAAGAACAGATGGTAATGAACAGTTAGAGAACGGATTAACGTTTCTTGTTAAATCGTTAAAAGGGTATAGAGCTCTTTCACAATTTTTCCGTGACGGTGGTATTGATCCTTGGGGTGAAAAAGCAAAAGACAAGTTTTTAATGTTAACCCCAACAGAACAATTTCTAATATCAAAAGAAAAAAGATTATTTAAAGGATTTGATGAATACAATGATATTACAAGACTTGTATTTGACCTTGAGACGACCTCTTTAGAACCAAAGGATGGTCGTATCTTTATGATTGGAATTAAAACAAATAAAGGTTACAGAAAAGTAATTGAGTGTTCAAACGAAGATGAAGAAAGACGGGGTCTTGTTGAGTTCTTTAAAATTATAGACGAGATAAAACCTTCAATTGTTTCCGGGTACAATTCAGCAAACTTTGACTGGTATTGGATTTACGAAAGATGTAAGATGTTAAATCTTGACATTAAAAAAATTGCAAAGTCACTTCACGGAGAAAGGTCAATAACACAAAAAGATTCAATGTTAAAACTTGGTAATGAGGTTGAGAAATTCACTCAAACACAAATGTGGGGATATAACATTATTGATATTATACATTCAGTTCGTAGGGCTCAAGCAATTAATTCATCAATAAAAGAAGCGGGTCTTAAATACATTACAAAATTTATTGATGCTGAAGCTGATGACCGGGTGTATATTGATCACGACAAAATTGGGTCAATGTATAGAGAAAAGAATTTATATTGGTTAAATATTGAAAATGGTAAATATAAAAAGGTCGGTGTTGATGAAAAAATAGATGAGATATGTTCAAGAAGAACTGATATCTATATTCAAACAACTGGTGATGACATTGTAGAGCGTTATCTTGACGATGACTTAGAAGAAACCCTACTTGTTGACGAAGAGTTCAACCAAGGTTCATTTCTTCTTGCATCACTCCTTCCAACGACATACGAAAGAGTCTCAACAATGGGAACCGCAACAATCTGGAAACTTGTAATGCTTGCTTGGTCCTATAAGAATGGTCTTGCAATTCCTGCTAAAAAAGAAAAAAGAGGTTTTGTTGGGGGGTTGTCAAGATTGTTGAGGGTTGGGTATTCTAAAAACATTTTAAAACTGGATTATTCGTCACTTTATCCTTCTATTCAGTTGGTTCATAATGTATTCCCAGAATCGGATATAACAGGTGTTATGAAGGGTCTATTATCCTATTTTAGGAATACCCGAATTATGTATAAAAATTTGGCTGAAGAATACAGTAAAGTTGACCCAAAAAAATCAAAATCTTTTGATACTAAGCAGTTACCAATTAAGATATTCATAAATTCACTTTTTGGTGCTTTATCCGCACCACAGGTTTTTCCTTGGGGAGATATGGATAAAGGGGAAATGATTACCAGTACTGGTAGACAATATTTACGAATGATGATAAATTTTTTTGGTGAAAGAGGATATTCTGCGACCGTGATGGATACAGATGGGGTTAATTTTTCAGTTCCGGATGGTGTTGAAAATAGAAGATACATTGGTAAAGGTTTAAATTGGAAAGTAAAAAAAGGTAAAGAGTATTTTGGTGAGGAGGCAGATGTTATGGAATTTAATGATTTAGCAATGAAAGGTGAAATGGCTCTTGATACGGATGGTCAATGGCCAGCATGTATTAACCTTGCTCGTAAAAATTATGCGTTAATAACAGAAAAAGGTAAAATTAAATTAACAGGTAATTCAATTAAATCTAAAAAAATGCCAAAATATATTGAGTTATTTTTAGATAAAGCAATTAAATTACTTCTTAATGGTGATGGACAGGGTTTTGTTGAGTGGTATTATGAATATCTACAAAGAATATTTGACCAAAAAATCCCCCTTATTGATATAGCAAACAAAGCAAAGGTTAAACAAACAATTGATGACTATATTAAACGAAGTAAGACAACAACAAAGGCTGGTTCTTTAATGTCAAGACAGGCACATATGGAGCTTGTGATTAAAGAAAATCTAAATGTTAGTCTTGGTGATGTTATTTACTATGTGAATAATGGAACAAAAGCGTCTCACGGTGATGTTCAAAAAGTTAATAAACCAAAAAAAGGGTGGAATGAAGAACAATTAAACACCTTCTTTTCAAATACAAAAATAAATCCGGATACAATAGAATCTGTAATCCAACTTAATTGTTATAGAATTGACCCACAAGAATTAGAAAGTAACCCAGGATTAACCGGTGAATATAATATCCAAAGAGCAATTACTACTTTTAATAAAAGGGTGGAACCGTTACTTGTTTGTTTCAAAGAAGAGGTTAGAGATGGACTACTTGTCAAAAACCCAGAAGAAAGGCCTTTATTCACTAAAGATCAGTGTGAACTAATAAATGGTGTTCCGTTTGAGGAGGAGGATCAAGATAAATTAGAAGATGTTATGACAATATCCGATGAAGAATTAAAATTTTGGGAAAGTATTAATACATCACCTTACCATATGTATGAGGGTATTGATCCATATATGCAAAAATTTATTTCATAACTTTTTAATAAAAGTGAAACTTTAATAAACTAATAGATATTTATATTATGGGGAGACCAAAGATTAAACAAGAGGATAAGAAAATAAAATTTGGTATAAGTTTAGATCCTAAATTATACCAAAAAATAAAAGAAGATGGTCATAAAGTCTCCACATTACTTGAAAAATTAGTTAGGGAGTATTATGGAAACAAAGATTTGTAGTAAATGTAAAGAAGAAAAAGAATTATGTTTTTTTGGTGTTGACAAAAAAAGAAATGATGGTTTAAGATTACATTGTAATGATTGTAGGAAAATAGAAAGTCTTGAATACAGAAAAAGAAATCCGGAGAAAAGAAAAGAAACCATAAAAAAATATTATGAAAATAATAAAGAAAAAACAAAAGAAAAAGATAAAGTTAGGTTTTTAGAAAATCCAGAAAAAATTAGGGCTATTAAATTAAAATCTTATCATAAAAATAAAACTAAAGATGAACAAATTGATAGAAGGAGGAAGTATCGTAAGTACAAACGGAAAACCGACGAAAAATATAAATTGGCTGATACTATTAGAAGTAGAATAAAATTTTACTTACAAAGGAACAATATAACAAAAAAAAATAAAACTTTTGACATTGTCGGTTGTTCACCGGAATTTTTAAAAGAACATATAGAAAAACAATTTAAAGACGGAATGACCTGGGAAAATTATGGTTTTTATGGGTGGCACATTGATCATATAATACCATTATCTTCCGCTAAAACCGATGAAGAATTATATAAGTTGTGCCACTATTCAAACCTACAACCATTGTGGGCTAATGAAAATTTAAGTAAAGGTTCTAAAATCTTATGACATTTTAATACCGTCGGATGAGACGATATACCAATTACCCTCAACAAATTTAAACTTAACACAAGCTCCTTTTTCTAAAAGGAGCTCATCCCACTCTTCATCTATTAACCCAACATCAGACTTAACTAAAGTTTTTGTAAGAGATTTTACTGTAATTTTTTTTACAATAGTAGAATTTAAAGTAACTTCTGAATAATCAACGTCTTTAACAATTAAGAATGTCTCATCATTAGTTGTATAAACTGGTTCGGAAATTACCTTATGAATTTCTTTTGGTTTCTCAATGGTAATCTTTGGTTCAACAACGGCTTGTGTTTGATATCGAACTATATTTTTTCTCGGTGTTATATTTTCTACCCTTATCATATTACATAAATTTGTCTAGGCATAGCCCTAAACTTTAATTGTTTATTTAAGTTTTCTGCTAATAAAGCTTCCCTTTCCATAACCTTTTCTGGTTTTAACCTAGTGAGTCTACCTTCGGCACCAATAAGCTCGTCAATTAGTTTTGTCTTCTCATCTTTAGCTTCAGTTGCAAGTGATGTGTAATCCATTGTAAGATCACCACCTTCACCAGTTTTTAAATTACCACTAAATTTACCACGAACTCTTGATAGTGTTTCTTTACAATATGCAATAAACCACCTTCTAACCCAAACTTGTGCTGGATTATTTAAATCTAACCAACTCATCTTATCAAATGGAACATCTGATGGTAATTTTATAATATCCGGATTATTTGCTAAACATTTATCTCTATCTCCAGGACCAACATCATAGTACCAATACCAAACTTTACCTTTTGTTAAACTTGCATTACCCCAGTCAAATTTACCACCTGGTGTGTTCATTAAATGAATTGCTTTTTTACCATCAGGTAGTGCGGTAATTCTATATGTTAAATCACCAACAATAATTCTTCTTTGGATATTAATTTCTTGCATTCTAAGTAACATATCAAAAGCCGGCATCATAAAATAACTACCACCCATACTACCCATTTGAGCAAGTCCACCTCCACCACCTAGACCACCACCTAGTCCTAAAGCACCAAAAGACCAAGGGTCAAACATAGTATTATTTAAAGTTGGTGGTGTAAACCAAAGTAATTCATTAATTTCTCTATTTGCTGGAATTTCATATATTTGTTGGTTTGGTACCAACTGAATATAGTCTTTTTTTAATTCCCATTCACCACCAGCTTGTAAACCTACAATTTTTGAATAGGCATAAGTATATCTTGTTTCATAATCTAAACTTCTTGTTGTAAAAGCTTTTGTTAATGATTGAGTATCTAAATTTAGATTATTAAGTGCTGTCCATTGAGATTCAATTAACCAATCTTGTACATATTGTGAATACTCGTCAATTGAAAATTCAAGTAATGTGTCCATTTGTTCGTCTTCTAATTCGACAGAACGTAATGGTGCACCAAGTAAATGTCTTACTTTTGTGTATAATTTACTTCTTTCTGGTTCGTCAATAATTGCCATATTGTTTTTTTATATAAATATCAAGATTTTGGTATTACTAATCTTTTAAGGTCAAATTTAAATCTTTCATTTTTTGATAAATCCCTAATAATATCTTGTGGTATGTTGTCACCAAGTCTTGGTACACCATATCTTTCACCTAACGAATTAAATAAACTAACAACCTCTTTAGTTTTTTCATCACCAACTAAAAATTCTCTATACTGGTCTACTGTAACATTTGGGAATTTGATAGCACCGACCATTGTTTTATCCATTTTCAATACTTTTGTTGATAGTGATATTGTTTGTGCTTCTCTAGTTCTTCCAGATTTTAACAAGTTTGGTGTTTTAATAAGTTCAATAATTCTATTTTTATCATAATAATATAAATCAACACTCATATTTTGTTGGTTTGGTACACCAACAAGTAAACCTGTAATATCTGTTAGTAAAAAATTTAATAAATCTTCAGCTTGATTTTTTAAATCTTGATTCTCACTTTTAAGTAGTAATTCAAGAAAATTTGGGTACTGACTCAACTCTATTAATTTATTTTTATTTTCTTGAGAACCATTATATCTTGATACAAATTCACCAACAGATTTTCTAATACTTTTAAGTGAAATTCTTTCACCAGTATTTCTAATAATCTTACATGAAAGTTTATCACCATTTTTTGTTAATACGTCAAATGGTGAAGACAAACTAGTTGCTAAAGTCCCATCAAGAAAACCAGTAACCATACCTTCAAAATCAAAACCCCTTGTTTTACTTTTAACAAATCTTTGGAAATAATTATTAAATCTATACCTTGATCTTTCAGAAACATTATTTAAATCAAGTGACATTAACTCTTGTAAAGTTCTATTAAAATTTATGGTACCTCTCTCGATTTCAGCACTTATAATATTATTTATAGCTTCAGCCGCGGCTTCAGCATCTAAAGGAATAAGACGAATTTTTTGTAATTCTCTAGACATAATCTTTTTAATGTCCGGATCAAGTTCCTCATTCTCAACAATCAATCTTGCTATTGATTCTGATAATTTTTTTCTAGATTTTGAAACAAACAAATCATTTACAAAATCCCAATTAATATGATTCCAAAAATTTTTAATATATTCGTCTCTTTTATTTCTGTATCTTAAATAATAAGCATGTTCCCACAAATCAAGACCAAGTAATGGATAGCCACCATCTTTAATAATATTCATTAAAGGGTTATCTTGATTTGGTGTTGACATTATTTTTAATCTATTTGTTTTTGTTAACACTAACCAAACCCAACCAGACCCAAATCTTTCTTTGGCAACCTCATTAAATTCGTCTTTCATTTTTTTAATGTTGCCATATTGTTTTGTAATCTTTTCAAAAATTTCACCTTTTGGTATTTGTTTTTTTGGTGATAACATTTTCCAAAATAAGGCATGATTAAAAGCTCCACCGGCATTATTTCTAACACTTGTATCAAATTTACTTATTGATTTAATAATATCTTCAAGGTCTTCATATTTTAAAGTTGTATTACTTAGCGCCTTGTTTAATTTTTTAACATATCCTTTATAATGTTTGTTATAATGAATATTCATAGTTTCAGTACCAACAAATTTGTTTAGTGCTGAATATGCGTATGGAAGTTTTTCAATACCAATTTTTTTCATTTCAAGAAGTAGATTGTTTTTAATCTCTTCTTTTTCGGTTAATAATATTTGTTCGTTTAATAATTTAATTTTTTTATTAAAACTTTCATACATCATCTCTTCTTTATCTGGATTGTCTTTTTCAAATTGTTTAATCAAAGAACCAGCTTTTGCATTTGCCTCATCTTCTAGTGGTCCACCTATATCTTGTCCTGGTTTTTTTCCTTGTAAATTTATTTGTTTTTCGTGAATCCATTCGTGTGCCAATGTTCTGGCAATATCACGATTCATTCTTCCTTTTGTAAGAATTTTAAGTTCTGAATCTTTTGTTCTACTTCCAGAGGACATTGTACCATATCTCTCACCGGTAAAAATAATTGTGATATCATCTTTTAATGGATGTTTTTTTTGTAAAAACTTAATAAAATTATTCATAAGTTCTCTGTCTTTTTCAGACATATCACATTTGATGTGTTTAACTTTTACTTTCATCTTTTATAAATACTTTATAAAATAAAAAACCCACAATAGTGTGGGTTTTACAAAATTAAATTAATATTATTTAAACACCCTGTGTTACTTTTGTAAATATACAAGTAGCAATAGCTAATGCTTTATCTTTTGCTCCGGCAGCAACTAATTCTTGACCACATTTTTTATATCTCTGTTCTGGATCTGGCATTGGCGGTAATTTCTGATTTGTTACAATTTCAGAAAATAAACTAATACAAGCCGGTATTTTTGTTAAGTCAGTAATTTCAACGTTATTGTTAATACATTCTTTAACTGTTTCTGGTATTGATTCTACATTTTCGTTTAATTTCATTTTTGAATTTAAATATCTTTGTTCGGAAAGAATATTTAACATTTCCATCTTTCTTATTTTAGTTTGACTTCTACTATTTAACATAATTTTTATTTTTAATTTAATTTATTAATATCTTCTATAACTTCTTTTATATTTTCTAGACTCTGTCATAGATGGTAAATCCATAGGAGTTGTTGGAATTTCTGTTTTTGTAAGCCCGGCAACTTCTTGGTACTTTGGAAAAAATTCTTTAACAAAAACATTAAATGGTACAGTCTCCATAGCTTTTGAAAGACATAAACTAGGGTTAAAACCGTCTTTTTTACATTCAGTTATTGATTGTACACCTTCTATGTTTGATAATTTATCCATAGCTGTAAAATCCATATTTTCTTCTTCTTTAATTATTCTTGAAATTAAACGACTAAGTTCTCTTTCGGATAGTTTAATTCTTTTCATATTATTAGTTTCCTAATAAATATACCAACATTTAAAAAAACTAATTTCTTTTATTAATTAGTTTAAGTATTTCTTCTACAACATCTACAGATTCAGAAACCTCATCACCCATAACGGTGCCAATGATTTTCTTTTTGGTGTTTAAGATATCATAGATAACACCCTCAATTGTGTTTTCAAAAATTGGGTAATAAACAAGAACATTATTTTTTTGTCCGTATCTGTAAGCTCTATCTTCTGCTTGTGCGTGTTCTGCCGGGACAAAAGATAAATCATTCATAATTACAACTTCAGCTGAAGTTAATGTAAGACCAACACCGGCAGCTTTTAAATTCCCAACAAAAACTTTTATTTTTTCATTATCCTGGAATTGGTCAACAGCGTGTTGTCTTTGTACTTTATTACAACTACCATCTAAATAAACAGATTGTTTTCCAAAATGATTATGAATAAGTTGTAGTGTATCTGTAAAATTTGTAAAAATAATAACTTTCTTTCCTTGTTCGATAATATTTTCAGCAAACTCAATTGTTTGTTTCACTTTTTCATTTGCAATTACTTTTCTTACTTTCATTAGTTTTGAAAACTGAACGGTAAGTGATGACGACTCTTCTTTTTTATTTTCTAACCATTCATAATATTCACCCATTAAATCTTTATATTCTTTTGATGAGGTTCTTAAATAAACCGGTGTAATAATTTTATCTGGTAAATCTAAAACATCTTCTTTTAATCTACGAAGAATTTGACCTGATGTTCTATCTCTTAACTCTTCCAAGTTTGACGCACCAGTAACATTCCACACTTTTCTATTTCCAGCTCTAAATTGATAACCTTGACAATAACGAATTGCGTAAGCCATCCAATTTTGGGCTACCGGACTTTCTATTATGTTTAATAAGTTATAATAATTCATTGGACGAGATGTCATTGGAGTTCCGGTTAATAACCAAACTCTTTTAACATCTTTTACAAAATTGTTTATAATTTTTGTTCTTTGGGCTTGAGCATTTGAAATCATATGAGCCTCATCTAAAATCACTAATTCAAACCCTGATTTAACAAGTAATGAATTTTCTTTATCCTTTGGGTCGTGAAAGTTTTTTAATATATCATAGTTTACAATAACAAAATCGTGTTCAGTTGAAAATTTCTTACCTTCAGCAATATATACGGTTCTATCCGAATAATTTGCAATTTCTCTTTCCCAATTTATTTTAAGTGATGCCGGACAAATAATTAAAATCTTTTTTGCTCCGGTCTCAAGTGCTGCAATAATTGTTGAGGTCGTTTTACCAAGACCCATATCATCAGCTAATATAAATCTTTTTGAACCGACAAGTTTCTCAACAGCATCTTTTTGATGTGATAGTGGTGGTCTATGTTCGTATTTTGAATAATCAATCTCAACTTTTTCAACCGAGTGTGTTTTAATTAAAGATGATTTTGGAACCCAAAATTCAGATAAATTATCTTTCTCAAAAAATTTTCCCCAGATATGATATGATTTATCTTTCTCAACTAATAATTTCTCAATATAAACTTTTTGTGGTGTTTCAAACAAATATCTTTCTTGTGCAAACTTTTTAGCAAAATAAGTATCAAGAAAAACCCACTTACGAGCAACCTTTGGTTTTGTATCAAAATAATTAACAATATAATCAGCTTGAGTCCTTGTTGGAAAAAACTTTTTGTTTGTTTCCATTTTGGATTTCATATATAGAATATAGTTGTTGGCACCACTATATGACTCCAACAATTCTAATGCCTTGTGTTCTATTAATTGTTTTTGAATTTCCAAAATTAATACTTATATATAAAAATAACAATAAAAAGAATATTTATCAATAAATAACTATTATGGATAATAGAGTTCCTATAACAAGACTTGGTAAATTTTTTGGAGACAATGACTTTAGTCTTGAAATTGAGATGGGTCAAGAGTGGTTAATTGGTGATATGAACTTTACTTGTGTTTTATATAAGGTTGATAAAACTAAAACAAAAACTGATGATGTTTACGGTGAAACTGTTTCGGATGGTATTAAATTCTTAGCTCCGGTTGAATTTAACGCATTTGTTCAAATTGCAACACCAGAAAATAAAAATGTTGGGTCAACTAAAAATGCACAAATAGAACCTGGAAATATTACAATTTCTGTTTATTTAAAAACATTGGAAGAATTAGATATTGATATTGATTACGGTGATTACGTTGGTTATTATGATACCGAAAATTTTGTAAGATATTATACCGTTGTAAATGATGGTAGGGTATTGTCAGATTTTAAACACACATATAAAGGATATCGTCCTTTTTACAAGACAATAATTGCGGCTCCGGTTGGGCCAAACGAATTTAGAGCATTATAATGGGTTTACCAAAAAAAATTAAAAAATATATTCCACTTACGGAAGAAAAAACACTTCTACCAAGAAGACGTGAACTTCGTGATCAAATCGAAGCTGATGGTACTTTTTTACCTAAAAGTTTATTACACGCAGATCTTGACCGTGGATTTTTAGATTTTGTTCGTGATGAGTTAAAGTGTGTTGTTGAAGGTAAAACAATTCCTATGATTGATATTTTAATCACAACACAAAACTGGGCACAGTTTGTTGAGACTTGGGATTTCCAAAACATTGATAAAAACAGCGAACCACCATTTATTACTGTAATTAGAACTCCGGAAGTAAAGTATGGTAATAACCCATCTATTATTTATAACATACCAAATAGGAGATTATATTTTTACGCTAAGGTACCAACTTGGGACGGTAATAAAAATGGTTACGACATTTATAAAATACCTCAACCGGTTCCAGTTGATATTACATATACTGTTGCAATTATTTGTAATAGAATGAGAGAAGTTAATAAATTTAATCAAATCGTTCTTGAAAAATTCGCATCACTACAAGCGTATCAAGTTATTAAAGGACATTATATTCCAATTAAAATGAATAGTATTACGGATGAATCTGTTATGGAATTAGAAAAAAGAAAATACTACATTCAAAAATATGAATTTACAATGAATGGATTTTTAATTGATGAGGATCAGTTTGAAGTTAGTCCTGCAATAACAAGAACATTTCAAATTTTTGAAACCGAAACAAAATATAAGAAGAATAAATATCGAGGTAAAGTTCCTCCGGAACCAGCAACATTTGATTTTGTGTTTCCAACAACAAGTGATGAGGTTGAGGAATTATTTAACTATACTTTAAATTTAAATTTAACTTTTTCAGATAATGTTAGTTCATTTCAAGTTTATATAAATGGTGATTACTATGGTGGTGATTTGGATAAAATCCAAGTTAATACAAACGACACTATTCTATTTACAATAGTTAGACTAGACGCAACAAAAGACGCTAAATTAGTTTATACACAGTCACTAGTCTAATCTTCACCGTAAATATCTTTCTTTTCTTTACATTTCTCAATAATAAGACTTTCCAAGAACTTATACATTTTAAGTCCTCGTTTATCACAATACTTTTTTAAAATGTTGTGAACATCTTTATCAATCTTTAAATTTTTAATGTTTTTAGGTTCTTTATCCATAGGTAGAAAAAAGGTAGAAAAAAATCTCACCAAAATATAAATAGTTTATAATAAGTAAAGTTTTTACTAAAAACACTAATATTTATTATAAAAATAAATTTATAAAACATTAAAAAAACAATGGCTACTAATAGTAAAGTTTTCGTATCCCCAGGTGTTTATACATCAGAAGTTGATTTAAGTTTCGTAGCACAAAGTGTTGGTGTAACAACATTAGGTATTGTAGGTGAAACAATTAAAGGACCTGCATTTGAACCAATCTTTGTTAGAAACTATGATGAATTTCAGGCATATTTTGGGGGAACACTACCAGAAAAATTCGTAGGAACTCAAATTCCTAAATATGAAGCACCGTATATTGCAAAGGCGTATTTACAACAATCAAATCAATTATTTGTAACTAGAATTTTAGGACTATCTGGTTATGACGCTGGACCATCTTGGTCTATACTAACTAAAGCAAATCTTGACCCAGCAACATTAGATTACTGGTGTTTAAGCGGTTCTGTTGTTAATTGTGAACCGGTTTGTGTTGTTAAAAAAGAAAAAACTTTTGCTTTTGATTTTAGTGCTTGTACTAATGGGAATGTCTTGTATTTAGACAATACACAAATACCAAGTGAAATTTTTAACATATTTACATCACAATATGAACAATTTAATGGAAATGTGTCAACATTGCAAGATGATATTGATGGAATTATATTAGACGTTGTTCAAGACCCTAATCCTTATATGGCTGAAGATGAGAATATCAAATATTTTGGTTCAATACCAAAAGTAGATTATGATTATTTAACTATTACTGGATATACAGCATCAACAAATGTTTTTAATGTTGATAATGTTTCTTTTGAAGACTCTAATCCAGCATCAGGTTTTAACGACCCGTGGTATTATGCTTTATTTGAAAATATTGGTAATGGTGCGTATTCTGGTTTTTCATTTTTTACAACAATTACTGGTATTACTTATTTAAACCCAGTAACAACAAGTACAACTACAATTGTACCAACAACCACAACCACAACTACAAATCCTTGTGTTACCCCAACACCTATCACCACAACTACAACAACAACACCTTTAATTGTTGATTGTTATTCTGGAACCGTAGTTGGTGTTATCTATTATTACACAGGTACTTCATTTACTGAATATGATGATTTAGTTGTATGCACTTTAAGATCAAGAGGTTTATCAACATATAGTGATGGTATTAACCCAATTTATGAAGTTACTGGTACAACACAAGTAACATATGATATGTCTGGAGAATACAGTGGAGTATTAAAAAATCCTTATTTACCTTTTGCGATTAATGCTGTAAATAATGATGGTACAACATTTAACTTCCAAGTATCAATGAGTAACTCCGATGCTAATAACATTAATAAAGTATTTGGTAGAGGTAATTTTGAAAAACCAAGAACACAAGTTCCATTAATGGTTGAGGAGTCTTATAATACTTTATTAAATTATGCTTGGAATAAGGGATATATTAGAGGTTTAAATCCTATTGTAGTCTCTTCTGAGGGTGCACAAGGAAATGACCAACAAACTATCGGTTGGTACCTAGATAAATTCCAATCACCAAGTTCACCTTGGGTTGTATCTGAATTAAGAGGTACAAAAGTTTATAACTTATTTAAGTTTTATACAATATCCGATGGTAATACCGCAAACTCTGAAGTTAAAATATCGTTAGCGGACCTTTCATTTAACAATGAAACATTCACAGTATTAGTTAGAGATTATTTTGATAATGATGCAAACCCAGTTGTACTTGAGAAATATACTAACTGTTCTATGAATCCATCTGAAAATAATTATATCGCTAAAAAAATAGGAACATTAGATGGTGAATATGAATTAAAATCTAAATACATAATGGTTGAAATTAATGAGGATGCACCGGTAGATGCAATCCCTTGCGGTTTCCAAGGTTATACATTTAGAGAATATCCAGATGGAAAATCACCATTCCCAATTTATAAAACAAAATATTTCTTACCTGGTGAGCAAGTGTTTAATCCTCCTTTCGGAACCTCAACTGGTCAAGACGATGCTTTTGTAAGTGGTGGTGACAATATAAGAAGAACTTATTTAGGATTAGGTTCGTATTGGGGTTATGATGGTGACTTCTTCCAATATAAAGGAAAAGTTAAACCATTTGATTTATGTAATGGTGAAGGTACAGAATGGAATTTTAGAACAAAAGGTTTCCATATGGACCAATTTGCAAGTGGTATTACAATATCTAGTTCATTTGCATCAAGTGGTACACCAGCATATGAAGTTGGTGTAACATCATTCTCATCTGAACCAGATAATCCTGAAAATCCTTATTACCGATTGAATGCTAGAAAATTCACATTATTTGTATATGGTGGATTTGATGGTTGGGATATATATAGAGAATTTAGAACAAATGCTGACAAGTACGCACTTGGTAGAAGTGGATTCTTAAATGGAGCTTGTTCATCAACAAGATATCCAAAAGGTAAAGGAAATGGATTGTTTAAACAAATTGCAATTGGTGATGGAAGTATTGAATTTGGAAATACAGATTACTACGCATATTTGTTAGGTCAAAGAACGTTTGCAAATCCTGAAGCTGTCAATATAAATGTATTTACAACACCTGGTATTGATATTCAAAACAATTCAGATTTAGTTGAAAGAGCAATTAATATGATTGAAACTGAAAGAGCAGATTCATTATATATTGCAACAATGGCGGATTACAATATGTTTGTAGCATCAACAACTGAAGGTGATAATTTAATTTACCCGCAAGAAGCTGTTGATATTGTTGAGGAAACTGGAATTGATTCTAACTATACTGCAACATATTATCCTTG